GATGTGGCTAATCAAATAAATTTATTGAGAGAGGAGTTTGGGTTGTTGAACAAGAGTGAACTAGCTAGAAGATTTAACTGTGATAGAAGAACTGTAGATAGATACATTTCTAATTTAGGAAATGATACAAGAAAGCCAAGAGAATCAAAAAGTAAATTGGATCAATATAAAGAGATCGTAATAGATAAGGTTGATAACTACGGCTCAAAATCTATGGCAGTATTTAAATTTATTCAAAAGAAAGGATATGATGGAGGTTATCAAACTGTAAATAATTTTATTAAAAAGCATAGAAAGTCAGAAGTAAAAAAAGCAACAATTAGATTTGATACTAGCCCTGGGCTTCAAGCACAGGTTGACTGGAAAGAAAGTATAAAGATGATTAGTAAATACGGAGAGGTTTTCGAAATAAACATATTTCTTATGGTCCTAGGCTATTCCAGGCTTAAGTTTTTAAAGCTTACAACAAACAGAACTCAGGAAACACTATTTGAGTGCTTGTTTGAAGGATTTAGATATTACCAAGGAGTTCCTAAAGAAATATTGTTTGATAATATGTCGACAGTTGTAGATAGAAATAGTACTACGTTTAAAAATATATCAATAAATAAAGTTTTTAAACATTTCTCTATGGATGCCGGATTTGAAGTAATAACATGTAGGCCATATAGACCAGAAACCAAAGGAAAGGTGGAAGCACTTGCAAAGCTAGTAGATAGGCTAACACCGTATAATGGAGAGTTTGATACATTTGATGAATTAGAAAACATTGTTAAGTCTTTTAATGAAGATATAAATAATGAGATTTCACAGGCAACAAACGAGATACCAAACTTAAGATTTGAAAAAGAAAAAGAGTATTTAAACCCTCTACCTACAATGGATGTCCTTTTATCATATTTCCACCACGAAAAACAATATAAGGTATCAAACGAATCCATGATCAGATATAAAGGTAAAAAATACTCTGTTCCAACCATTTATATTGGTTGCTATTTAACAGTATCACAAATTGGTACTGAATTATACATCTATTTTAATCAAGATTTAATTGTTTGTCACCAAATATCGGATAAAATTTTACACTATAAAAAGGGTCATGCAAAAGATATATTACTCTCGGATGTTTTAAGACATTATTCAGATGAAGATGTTGAGTTATTCATCGAGCAGAATTTAAGAAATATGGATATATTTTTGGAGGAGTGAGCCCATGAGTTCATATACTAAATTACTTAATAATCTAGAATCCCTTAAATTAGATAAATTCCGAGCCTTTTTACCTAATTACTTAGGTGAGATATCTAAGCGAGATATTCCGTTTACAGACGCTCTTTTAGAGCTAACTGAAAAAGAACTAGAGTTTAGAAATGAAAGAGCTTCGAAAATACAAATAGCGGTTTCTGCTTTCCCCTACGAAAAAACCTTATCAGACTTTGATTTTGATTTTCAACCCTCAATTAATAAATCTCAATTATTGGATTTGGAGAGTTTGAGATTCTTAGAAAACAAAGAAAATGTTCTGTTTTTCGGATCTTCCGGAGTTGGAAAAACTCACTTAGCTGTAGCACTAGGAGTAGCTGCAGCTAAGAAAAGATACATTACTTACTTTATTTCTTGTAATGATTTAATCATGCAGCTAAATAAGGCCCATGCTGAAAACCGCTTAGAATCAAAGCTAAAGCATTATGCCAAATATAAACTCTTAATAATTGATGAAATAGGTTACTTACCTATTGATAGACAGGGAGCTAACTTATTATTTCAACTGATAAATAAACGTTACGAAAAGAACTCTACCATTATAACCACAAATCAACAATTTAGTAAATGGGGAGAAGTATTTTCAGATAGTACTCTTGCAAATGCAATACTGGATAGACTTATTCATCACTCTACTATTATTAAAATAACAGGACCATCTTATAGACTAAAGGGTAAGATTGAGTTAATGGAGTCTAAGAAAAATAACAATTAATTATAAAAATTGTACATTTTGAGATTATAATTTTTGTGCATTTTTATATTGACATTTACAATAAACTCCGATCTTGAGGAACTACAGAACTTAAGGGATTTATCAAGAAGTGTTTCATCCCCTGTGCTTGAGGAGAAAGTTAGTAGAACAAAGAGTACAGACCCACCTTTTGAAAAGTATGTGATAAAGATAGTAGATTTGGAGAAACAGATACAACAAGAGGTTGAACACTTGGTAAAGCTAAAGACTGATATCCGAGAGGCTATTAACAAGATGGAGAATGTAGATGAAAAGCTGTTGCTCCGCTACCGATACATCAACTTCCTTAACTGGGAAGAAATCTGCGTTAACCTTAATGTGTCAATGCGTACTGTTCACAGACTTCATTCCTTAGCTTTGCAACACTTAAAGGTTCCAAAATAAAAAGTTGGCACACTTTGGCACAGTTTGGCATACGATGACACTGTTTGTCCGTAGTGAAAGCTATATAATGGTAGTATGGAATATTCGCAAACAGCCTTCACGGGAGCACCACTCCTGCGAGGGCTTTTTCTATGGGCAAAAAGGAGGTGCAATATGCCAAAGAAACCCAAGCGACCATGTTCTTACCCTGGTTGCCCTGAGCTGACTGACGGTCGCTTCTGTGAAGAGCATGCTAAGAAAGAAGCTTCACGGTATGAGAAATATGACCGTGACCCAGCAACCCGTAAGCGTTATGGTCGTGCATGGAAAAGAATTCGTGACCGTTATATAGCCGCTCATCCTCTTTGTGAAGAGTGTAAGAAGAATGGAAAGCTGACTCCAGCAACTGAAGTCCATCACATTCTTCCATTGGCACGAGGAGGAACACACGATAAAAGTAATCTGATGGCGCTTTGTACTCCATGCCACTCTGAAATCACAGCAAGAGATGGAGACAGATGGCAAACCCGGTAAGGGGGGGGGATTAAATCTCTACAGCTTTTTGATTGTGCAACGGGCGTGGGGTGACGCACGAAAAAACGCGGTTTCAAACGGGGTAATAGGACCAGACAACGAAAAGAGGTGAGTAAAATGGCCAAAGATGGAACAAATCGTGGAGGTGCCCGTATCGGTTCTGGTCAAAAGAAGAAGCCACTTGCTGACAAAATAGCAGAGGGAAATCCCGGTAAAAGAAAGCTTGAAGTCGTTGACTTTAAAAATACTGCTGACCTTAAGGGGCAGGAAATGCCGCAACCAAGGGGCATGCTCTCAGCGGTACAAAAGGACGGGAAAACCTTGTTGGCCAGTGAAATCTATGAGATTACATGGAAATGGCTAGAGGAACGGGGATGTGCCCATCTGGTGCTTCCACAGCTTTTAGAACGCTATGCTATGAGCGCTGCAAGATGGATACAGTGTGAGGAAGCAGTGACTGAGTTTGGCTTTCTTGCCAAACACCCAACCACTGGAAATGCAATTCAAAGCCCTTATGTGGCTATGAGTCAAAACTTTATGAGTCAGACAAATAGACTATGGATGGAAATATATCAGATCGTTCGTGAAAATTGTGCTACAGAGTATTCCGGGTTAAACCCACAGGACGATGTGATGGAGCGATTGCTATCTGCCCGTAGAGGAAAATAAAGATGAGGAGATGTGAAATGAGTAAAAGATATTTAACAGCAGAAAGTGTATGTGCCGGGCATCCAGATAAATTATGCGACATTATTGCAGATAGTATTTTACAAGCATGCCTGCGAAAAGATAAAGCATCACGTGTGGCTTGTGAGGTTATGGCGACCAAGAGAAGAATTATCGTGGCGGGCGAGATCTCCTGCAGCGAGAAAGTTGACATTCGTTACATTGTTAGAAATGTGCTGAAAGAAGTCGGATACAACCCTCTGAAATTTTTGATTTATGTATATGTACATAATCAAAGTGTAGATATTGCGGCTGGTGTTAATACTGCGTTGGAAGCACGAAATGGTGTCAACGAACAGTACGGCTCAGTAGGTGCAGGTGATCAGGGGACTGTGTATGGCTATGCTACAAAAGAAACTAGAGAAATGCTTCCACTACCCCTTGTGCTATCTCACAGAATAGTAAAGAGGCTTGATGATTGCCGAAAAGGGAAACTTATAAAAGATATCCTACCGGATGGTAAAGCACAGGTTACAGTAGAATATGAAGATGATATTCCAAAGCGAGTAAAGACCATCGTGGTATCGGTACAGCATGAGAAGAATAAATCCCAGGAAGAACTTAAGGCAGATATCCTTAACAATGTCTTATGGCAGTGTTTTGAGGACTTCCCATTTGATGATGAAACAGAACTTCTCATCAATCCCTCTGGTAGATTTGTTGAAGGTGGTCCTGCTGCAGATACAGG